TTCACATTGTTCATCTTTGGGCAATCTTGAATTTTCAACAATCGGGCATGTAGCATAAGCAAATTTGACTTCATAGTCGTTTTGAGGATTTTCTGTAAAACGATATTTAGCCGAAAGCACAACTGATCTGTTGTATTGTGGACATAGTGCAATTTTACTAATAAGTGTGTAATAACTGCTCAATATGTATATCTCCTTCCTTAAAACTCGGACATGGCGGTGTCCTGTAAGAAAAAGATAGGAGAATGAGTAACAAAAGTCAACCAGAATATAGCAAATTACCTTTTGATATAGAGAAAGGAGCGTAGAGATGAAATCAGAAAAAGATGGGGTTGAATTAGTTGTTTCTATATTAGTCAGTATGATTACTGCTTTACTGGTGGTCAAGTTCATGCACTGACCAACAATGCAGTGATAAAAGCAACTGCAATAGGAACTAAGATGGATTTAAAAAGAAATGACATCAAAGCATTTAAAGAAAATTGAAAGTAGTGGAGTCCTTTTTGAGTTAAACGGTAATTATGATCGTTTAATCCTTGAGAAGGCAATAAAAGAATATAGCCCCGCTCTGCCAATGATGACTCTAAACTGATTATTTCAGTAGATAATTCTTTACAAGGCAGTTCAACAGAAGAGTTTTCATATAAATGCATAGAACAATTGAATTCATCATAATAAAAAGCTTGTTCTGTTTTTGAAGTTAACTTATGTATTAATCTTAAAAATTTGATTTCTTGCAATGTCATGTAATCACCTCATTTGGAGAAATTGTACCAGAGGGCAGAGAAACATGCAAGATGTAATGTTATTACTCAGACCAAAAGGAGGCGAGTTGAGATGAATGATTCAAAAGAAGAAATCGAAAACCTGCGTAAGCAGATAAACAGGTTAAAAATCAGCTTAATGTTTACGCAGATATCAACGATTATGGTTATCATTATTCTTGGATATCAGTGTCTTCGGTCGATTCAGAATTATCATTATCTGCTTCAACAGGTGAGCATGTGTCTTGAGTCGGTGAACACTGTTTATTCAGCTCTTCGACAGTTTTTTTCAATTCTTTGATAGTTTCGGCTTCACTGGAAGATGACGTATCTATATTGTGAAGTAGCTGTTGTAACATTTCATTTTGAGCACGTTGCAGTTCAAGCTGAGATTCTTCAATTTGTACCTGTTTAATTTGTTCTGCCTGTGATGAATTGGACTGAGCAATTGCAATGGAAATTGTAAGAATTGTGTTGATAATCAGGTCAATGAGAGCCAGTAAAAAAGAGGTAGACATTTTTATTCTACTGTTCCCAACGGGAATATATACAGAATCAGGCAGCTCATAAGTTTTAGCAGCAGTTTCATCAACAATTACAAAATCGTCTTCTGGTAATCCACCGAGATCTTCCGAGTAATTGGATAAATCTGAATGGGAATGTAATTCAGGAGGTAGATTCAAAAATTGTTTTTGAAGTTCCAGAAGAGACAGTGATTGCTTTAAAGACTCATTTAAATTGTTATATACACCAATAGTTATATTTTCCCGAATAGTAGTAGTTATAATATCCGACATTTTGGAGAGAGATTCGGTAAATGACGCAACCATAGAGGGTGTGTATAACCGAAAAAGTTGTCTATAGGGTTTTACTATTTCTTCCTGTAACTGAGCTATTTGATAATTCATTAGATCAGAGTGAAAAATAGTTTGGAAATATCCAGAATAAGAATCTGTAATTTTATTTAAAGAATCTATTAGGTTCTTCATTTCTGGAGTTAAGAAAGGGTTGTTTTTTTGTTTGTCATTCATAAAAACCTCCTAGGTGAGTATTCAGGCATGGCAGTGCCCTGTACTTACAGGATAGGAGTGAACGTGAGGAATGTCAACTTATTTTGCTGAATCATCAAATTGCTGAGATAAGTACAGAAGATACAGCTGGTAAAGATTCAAGTGTTCTGGAAGGTTCTGAACCTCAAGAGATTCATCATTAATTAAAATTTCTAACATAGGCGATTACTCCTTTCATATTTGCTTAAAGCATAACCGATATTAGGTGAAACAGCAAGAAAAGGAGTTCGACATTTATCGACCAAAAAGGAAAGAGAGGTGAGAAGCATGGTTGAAGCATACAAACCATTATACACGGCGAAACAGGTATCACAGATTTTACTTGTTAATGTTGCTACAGTATATGAGCTGATGAACAAAGGACAACTTCCATACCTAATTCTTGGAAAAGGAAATGGAAGTAGAAAGATCCGGGGAAGTGACCTGGAGAAGTTCATCGAAGGCCAAAAGCCGGCAGAACCACAAGGAGAAACAGCATGAGAAAGATATGGATCATAAGATTCTCTGATGGAACGATCGGCTCCTGCTACGGCACCCGATCAGGAGCCGCGGAGATAGCAGAACTCCGGAAAGAAGACTATGGAGGATCTTACACAATAGAAGGAGGTAGAAACGATGGTGAGAGAACTTAACATTTCTTTGGTCACGGGGATTATTGTAGGAAATCTCCCGATATGGCAATGGGATACCAGAACAGGATGCGTGATCGGGATTTTTACGATCGCGGGAATTGTATGCGGAATAATCCTGTGGCTGGAGGATAAGAAGACAAAGAAAAAGAACCCCACAGCGGCAACTGTAAAGGTTCGGTAATTAAATGGTGCTGTATGAAATAACAACTATAGTTAGTATATCATACAGCGCCTGAAAGTCAAGATGCAGGCAGGAACCACCTGCTATATTTTTGACCTTTTTTGAGATCCACAGAGGTATCGAGTACCTCTTGGGGGCTCGATTAAGCGTATTAGAGTTACGACAGAGGTGCATATGAGATATAAGACACTATGCGGATATATCAGACAGAGATGGGACTGTGGGGACACAGTAGAGATCGAAGAAAAGCATACCGGAAAGTATGGAGCAAGAGGACAGACCAGACAGAAAAGAAGGAAAGCCACTCCGGAAGAGATTGCGAAGCATAACCAGTGGAAACGCGAACGTGATGTTCGAAGGCTGATCAAGTGGAACTTCCGCGAGCGGGATTACTGGATCACACTCACTTATCCAAAAGGCTATAAACCTACATGGGAAGAAATGAAGGACCATGCAGGTAAACTGGTGAGAAAAACCAGAGAAAAATATAAAAAACAGGGATGGATTCTGAAATACATATACCGTCTTGCTATCGGGGCAAGAGGCGGCCGTCATATCCACATTCTGATCAACCGTGAAGCTAATGAAAAAACGGCGACAGATCTGATAATTACAGATCTCTGGGAACAGCAGTGGGGGCACGGACATGTCAATTTCCGCACGCTCTACAGCGAAGGCGGATACAGACAGCTTGCCATCTATATCACAAAACCTCTGGAGAAGTGGGAGTCAGAAGAGCTTAAGAGATACCACCCGTCCAGAAACCTCATCCGCAAGGATCCTGAGACAGAAGAAATTAAAAGAAGGAGCCTTGTTGATCGCGACGGTAAACCACGTCCGCCAAAAGCACCAAAAGGTTATTACGTGGATCCGGAAAGCATCGAGACAGGGAAGAACCCGGTAACCGGCTATGCGTACCGGCATTACACACTGGTAAAAATCAAGAAGAAGGAATAAAACATGCAGAAAGTAGATGTTTATCTGGAAACAGACAGTGCATATCAGGGAAAAACATACAGAAAATGCGGATATGTCCTCTCTACGTTTCTGCGTAGTGGGGATGAATGGACTAGGCGATATTTTGGCAATTATACCGGCACATACCACCAGACTGTACTCCGGATCATAGATGAAGCGTTATCCAGAATGAACTTCCCGGTCGAGGTCTGCGTGCATACACAGGATATTTACGCAGCAAGTCGCCTTTCTAAGCTAGAAAAGATGGTAGAGGATGGTTGGTGCGATGCAAAAGGGAATCTGATTAAAAACGCACAGGAATGGCAGCAGGTATACCGAAACGTCCATAAATTTTCAGAACCACACAAAGTATCAGCAATATCAGGAAAACACAATAGTTCCATGTGGTTACAGGAGATGATGAAGAAAGATGAATGTAAAAGAATTATCGGAACAGGCCTGGAGCCTGAGACCAGACCAGAATCCGGCAACAATGGAGTTCCTGGGAATGTCTGTCCGTAATGGAGTGAGATATAGATACTACAGAGATGAAGGAGGTGCAATATTGTATGACAGCGAACCGGAGGAAGGAAAGCCGGAGTGGATGATTCGTGCTGATAAAGCATCGAGAAGACGACACGGTATTTACAACTAAGAAAAAAGGGGAAATATGTATGAGAACAATCACAATTATCAACTTAAAAGGCGGAGTAGCAAAGACCACATCAAGCATCAATATTGCTTATATCCTTACTACACGGGGATATAAGGTGCTTTTGGTGGATAACGACAAGCAGGGAGACTGCAGCAGGGGATTAAACCGCCGCACCTCAGATGGGGACGGCATTGACCGGATTATGACAGATCGGCATCCGGATATGCAGAGTCTGATCCACAACACAGATTATGCGGGATTAGATATTATTACGGCGAATCTCGGACTTTTGACCGCAAACATGGAAGTGACCATGGACCGTGTGAGACCGCAGCAGAACAGATTAAAAAAGGCACTGCAGCAGGTAGCAGACCGGTATGATTTTTGCGTAGTGGACAATGCTCCGGATATCAACATATCAGTCATTAATGCACTGACTGCCGCCAATGACGTCCTGATCCCGGTTGAGGTGGACGATAACACACTGGAAGGTATGAATGAACTTCTGGAACAGATCCAGGAAGTTAAGGAAGAACTGAATCCGGATCTGCAGAACATAAAATGTTTCATATCGAAATTCCAGAAATTCAACGAAGCACATAAACAGGGAGCAGAAGTTATCCGGGAACAGTATCCGACGATGCAGACACTGATCAGAGCGTCTGCAGTAGTGGCCAGAAGTACATTCGCACGCACACCAGTTGCACTGCACAGCCCACGATCGGCAGCAGCAGAAGACTATGAGAAGCTTGTAACTGAGTACTTAGAGATGATTGGAGGTACACAGAATGGCGAAATTTGACCTCAAAGGGATGCTATCAGAACGATCGACACAGGAAATGGACCTGCCGGAGCAGAAGACGGTATACCGTAATCCGGAAGATCTAATTCCCTCGAAGGATAACTTCTACAGCACCGAAGACACCGAGAAACTAAAACAGTCCATTAAGGCCCTGGGAATCCTGCAGCCGCTTCTGATCGAGGAAAGGGGCGGCAAAGATTATATTTTGGCCGGACATTCCAGAAGAAAATGCTGTTTGGAACTGATCAAGGAAGGACTGGACCGTTTCCGGAAGATTCCATGCGTGTACAAACCTAAGATCGAGCTGAGTACGGCATCTGAAGAAGATGAGATTATCCGGAAGATCATCATCATCCAGTCCAATACCTACCGTGAGAAAACAGACTGGGAGAAAATGACGGAAGCACTGCAGATGGAAGAACTGGTCAAGGAACTCCGCGAAAAAACAGATCTTGAGGGCAAGACCAGAGAGATTGTATCTGACCTGATAGGAGTCTCATCCACCCAGATTGGAAGATATCACAGCATCAGCAATAACCTGTCTGAACGGCTCGCGGACGCATTCAGACAGAATAAGCTGAATATTTCCACGGCAGCAGAGCTTGCCGGTCTGAATGAGAAATATCAGACGAAAGCCTGTGAACTGTTAGAAAATGCCGGACAGCTTGCTTTGAACGATGCAAAACTCCTGAAAGCACAGCAGGAACAGGAAAGGGACATTCCTGGACAGCTGACAATAGACCAGGCACTGCATCCACATAAACCGGAAGAAGTCGATGCAGTCATTCCGGTAGACATCCAGATTAGCCGGTTCTACGAATCCCTACGGAAGAACATAGAGACCTATGTCAGGAAATCAGACCTGAATATGACTACATACATGCTCAGCGACCTGTACGGAACAGTACGTGTCCGAAACGGACACCTGAACTATCAGGGAAGCAAGGAAGGGATCATCTTCAATGCCGACTCTGATCAGGAAGAACTGATAAGCTGGACAGATTTCTCAAAGAAGCTGATAGAGAAATACGGAAAGAAACAGAAACCGGTCAGGATGGCAGCAGTAGACGAACCGGAAGAACTGACGATAAAAGAAACGATCACAACGTTTCATGATAAATTCCCTAAAAAGTTTGCCTGCATGATGAGGGCAATCAGAACGGCAAAAAACAATTATGAATCAGCAGTCATGGCACAGAAAGTACTTGCTCCTTGTGGGTTTAGTTCGCTGAGCGGAAGCAGTGTAATGAATTATGAATTCCGCGGAATGTCAGCAGGTGCAAAATTCGAATGCAAGGGAAGAACTTTGAATACAAGTTACAGATATCTGGTTGAACAGGCAAGATTCATGTACGATCCATTCTCTCCTGAATTTGATGATCCGGAAGATCAATCAGCAGCAGGAGTACCGGACAATCTGCAGCAGGACGATTTTGTTGAAGCCACCAAAATCGAGGAACATATTGTTGAGAATAACAAAATGTCTGACCATACCGGTGATATTGCCGAGATGGTATCAGCAGATAGTTCTGAAACATTGATACAGCCACCATTGCCAGTTATGAAAAATAATGATCAGCGAAAAGAATGGCTGAGAAAATATAAAGAATGGGGACTGTGGTACACAGATGAACATATCGGAGCGAGGTACTACAAATATGATTTTGAAAACGGCACGCGTCTGATCGTAGAAGAATATGATCCGGAACCGGTTCACAACAGTTCGTGGGTATCAAACGAACCGTACTACATGCATCTTGTAGGCGGACCTGAACCGGAAAGAAATAACGGAATACCGAAATGGACGTATCATTCAAAATACAACAAGTATCCGAACAGCGAAACAGAACTTGTAGAGTTTCTGAAAGGAGTACAGAAATGAAGATTAAATGCACGGAATGTGAGCATCTGATAATGCATCACAGATCAGGAGGGACTTATTCTTCGTACGGACGGGGCGAATATTACTGCGAACATCCGGTTTCTGAAAGACTTCCAGCAAAGACTTTCGGAAACAGAGCAAAATGCTTTGTATGTTTTGGGACAAATGAACGAGAAACCAGACCAACAATAAAAACAGCTCCCCGGTGGTGCCCGGAGAAAGGGAAAAAGAAATGAGAAGAACGAGAACGGACGAAATTGTTGAGAATATGGCGAATTACATCTGCGATCACATATGCCAAAAACCGAAAGAGATCACAGATCGGGAGAAACTGGAAGATTACTGTGCGGAAGAATGCGAGATGGGAAAACATTTCTGTAATATCCTGAATCAGTACAATGAGATCAACAATTTTAAAGAAAGCGAACTGTACAAAATAATGAACAAGTACCAGAAGATTACTCTTTGTAAAGAGTGCAAATACAGGGCATATGAGAAAGAAACAGATTTGACATGGTGCCGATTGAGAAATGGTTTGGATGGAGCGCTGGAAGAAACTGACGGATGCAGCAGAGGAGTAAAGGTGTCCGAATCGGACACCTCAAAATAACGGGTGCAATCTAAAATCCATATACAACACACCGGGGGAGGTACCTGTATACCTCTCCCAAAGAAAGGAAACACAATGGATCAGGAAGGATTATTATTTCCGAAATCCGGAACAAAGAAAAAACGGAAGAAACATATGAAAAGTATTCTTCCCGGAGATCAGCCCGGTATCTGTTATCTCTGCGGCAGCAGGCAACGGATAGAAGATCATCACATCTTCTTCGGCACGGGCAGCCGGACGAAATCGGAAGAAAAAGGCATGAAAGTACATCTGTGTGCAGAATGTCACCGTGAAGGACCAGAAGCGGTACACAGATACCGTGAAGCTGATCTGTATCTGAAAAGAACAGCACAGAGACAATTCGAAAAGAATCATACCCGGCAGCAGTTCCGGGAGATCTTCGGTAAGAGTTATTTAGAATAGATTGGAGTGAGAGAATGGAAAACAAAACATGTAAAACCTGCAGGGACAACGACGATGGTCTCTGCGACCGAAAAGGCATCCTGATAGAAGATGATGATACCTGTGACCACCACAGGAAGAACTGGAAAGATGCGATGCTGAAACAGTTCTTCCGGAACGATGAAAGGAGCGGAATGCGATGATAATAACAGTATTAGAGGCGTTAAAACTAATTATCTTACTGTTGATAATTATATATGCAATCCTTGTCGCGTGCGGAGCTGCAAAACGAAAAGATATTGCAGCTACAATCGTGTGGTGTACACTCTGGATTACATGCGTAATAGGACTGAGGTAGCTTATGTATAAAGACATGATCACAAAAAGAAATTATGCAGGAATGCATAGATCAGGGCATGACACAGACAGAGATGACTGTCAGCCTAGATGCATCGTTTGAAACAATCCACCGCCTGCTAAAGCAATACGACCTGAAACCGGCTTATAACCATGATACCGGGAAATACGATGAAGAGAAGATGAAACGGTGCCTGCAGCAGGGAATGACCGCAAAGGAAATAGCACAGGCATTTGGCGTGATTAGCACCACGGTTTCCAGATGGAAGAAGAAATACAATCTGGATATCCCGCCAACACCGAGAACACCACGCAAGAAGAAAGTCACAGATTGCAGAACTTGTATCTACCGGGCACGCGGGGAGAGCTTGCCGTATAAATGTAATTATCTGGAAATAGCTGGGCATACCCGGAACATGGGACAACCGGAAGAAATCTGTTCGAAATATGAAAAGGGAAAGAGAGGAAGAAGAAGTGGAAAAAGAAAAGTTTGACACCTGCAAACACGTAAAAAGAGTTGGAAACTTCGCTGTACATGTAAAACCCACCTGCAAACAGGCAACCATGATCCGCGGACAGCTGGTAGTCAGTAAAGCCCGTTGCTTAAAATGTGAACTGTGGGAACCAAAGAAGACAAGGAGGAAGAAAGATGCTGATCAGAAGTCAGAATAAAGAAGTATTGACAAATCTTAATGCTTTGGCAGGCATTGAGATTGCAGAAGGACCTGTAAAAACAGTTATAACATCATATATCACTGGATGCAGTTATCTGCTTGGAGAATACAGTAACAAGCAAAAAGCTGTAAAGGTACTGGATATGCTCCAGAAAGCATATATGGATTTTGAAGCATTAAAAATCACCAGTACAGGACTGGCATCAGCGGCATACACAAGAAGTTACGATACTCCTGAGAGCGTAGCTGCTGGAATTAAAGCGCTAGAACGTTATGCGAAAGTGATAGGAGAATCAGTGGTCTTTCAGATGCCAGAAGATTCGGAGGTGAAAGCATGAAGTACAGAAAGAAGCCGGTTGTAATTGATGCAGTACAGTGGACTGGCACAAACCATCGAGAAATGTTCGATTTCCTGACGGACTATCAGTGTACAGACCAGTACATGGCGGCAGAAGGTAAAAATTTCTATATTGACCATTGGAAGGTTCCGGGTGGATTGGCTATTAAGACATTAGAGGGCGAACATCTTGCAAATATTGGTGATTATATCATCCGCGGTGTTCACGGTGAATTTTATCCGTGTAAGCCAGATATATTCAGAAAAACTTACGAGGAGGTGGAAGTATGAGATACAGTGGCGTAAGACGTGAAATTGCCAAAATCAGAAAAATTTTAAATGAAACATGTGGACTAAATTATCTTTCTGTCAAAGATGCGAATTTTATGCTTAATAAAATCTGCGAAGCATTAGTAGTTGATGAAAAATCAAACGGTTGGATTCCAGTCAGTGAGAGATTGCCGGAAGACGAAAAAGAGTGCCTTGTAACTCTTGAAAAAGTCCATGGAACACCCGAAACACTTTTTGGAATTGCAAATTATTTAAAATTGGTGATGCCGGATACTGGAATGAAAAGAAATATGGGTATCTTGAATGGGATAAATATTCAGATGGGCATGGAGGAATAAAGATGTACAAAGTTATCGCCTGGAAGTCACTTCCAGAACCATATAAGGAGGACTGAATATGGGATATTGCAAAATCGAATGCCCGGACGGAAAAATAGAGTGCTGTATCCACTGTGAGAGACAGGAAGGTTGTGATAACAGATGCGATATGATGGACAGTTATGAATATGTAGAGGAGTGTGAAAATTATGAGACTGATTGATGCAGATCAATTAATATTGTATTTAAGCAATTGTGTCTTGCTAGAATCTCCGAGCAATGTAGAATCTGCTGATGACAGAAAAGTTTCAAGAGCGGTATGTCAAGCAATAAAGGAATGCGTTAGAGTCGTGGACGAACGGCCAACAGCTTTTGATACGGATAAGGTTATTGGTGAATTGAAAAGAGATAAATTCGTTGAATCAGAATGTATCTTATCTGACATACATCAAGGATATAATGCTGGACTGAACAGAGCAATAGAAATTGTAAAAGGTGGTGGAACTGAATGAGTAAATCAGTATTAGTAATAGATACACCAGAAGATTGCATGCGATGTCCGCTTCTTACTGGTTCAGATGAGTGTATGGTACAAGATGAGGTTACAAATTTTGATGCAGGTACCTTAGATGAACTAATACAGACATGTCCACTTACGACACTACCTGAGAAAGATAATGGAAGTTATCCGGTAGAGACATTTGATGCCGGATATGCAGAAGGTTGGAATACTTGCATTGATGAGATTACAGGAGGCGAATGATGGTAAAAGGCTATGATATAACACCACAGTTAGTTTTATCAGCATACAATACACAGATCCAATTCTGTGAAAAACAAAGAGTAAGCGAAGAGGGATGCAACGGATGTATCTTTGACAACAAATGTCCAGGATACAAAAACATGGATCCTGCAGACTGGGAAGAAATCCATTATCCCAGAATGACGAGTAACACCACAATCGAATATCTGAAAGATGGCAGAGTACAACTAATCACCTACGGCAGAAGCGAAGATGCAGAGAAAGCATTTAAGGAGATGACCGCGAAATGATCTTACTGAGAAAGCTATTATACTGGATATTTCAATCCAGAAAGAAACACTGCAGATGCTGCTGTCTGGCCTGTCCGTATTTTGAAGAATGCAAAATGGGACTATAAAACGAACAGGCAGCAGGACAAAAGAAACAAGGAGGCTGACATCATGGATAAGAGAGTACTGGAAGAATACATAGATGCATGCGAGGTGATCAAAGACACAGAAAAAGAGATCCGCAAGTTAGAATCGAAAAAGAGAATCACAGCAAATGAAACGGTATCTGGAAGTAATCCGGAATTTCCTTACAACCCACAGCACTTTAAGATACAGGGAACAACCTACTCTTATTCAGACGATATCAGACTCCGGGCAAAGAAAGAAGTTCTGAAACAGAAGAAAGAGAAAGCGGAAGAACTGAAACTGCAGGTGGAAGCGTGGATGATATCCATTCCCTTCCGCATGCAGCGCATCATCAAGTATAAGATCTTTGAGGATATGACGTGGCAGCAGGTAGCAGACCGGATGGGAAGGAAGATAACAGAAGCCAGTGTAAAGATGGAATTTAAAAGATTTTTTGAAAAAAATTAAAGTTTGTTACGAATGTTACTTATGTTACGATTCAATGTGATAATATGTATCATGAACGAATTGGAGATAACCAATGCGTTCCATACGTACTTTCCCATAAAGGCAATTTATAACGTAGCGCCGCAACACTGTCTGTGTACTTCGAGGGTAGGAATAAATGTTGCAGACGTTAATAAAAAGATCGGCATAAAGCTGATAAAACCTCCGTGCAATCGGTACAAGCGGCGCGTATGGATTGCAAATTCCCCGCGGGAAAAGGTTATTGCTTATCCTGATGACTAAAGGTTGGTCCGAAAAGCATACCGGAACATAGCTCAGTGGCAGAGCAGCTGGCTTATATCCAGCGTGTCGGTGGTTCAAGTCCATCTGTTCCGACTTCTCCTCAGGAGAAGCTCCAATTACATACATTTTTAGAAAACGTCCTGTAGAAATATGGGACGTTTTCTACTTGTCGAAAAATATCGATTTAAGTAGATTGTTTAATATCATAATTAGAGTTATGATAAAAGAAAATGTATGTGGGAGGAAGAAAGATGATTTTTTTAAGCCATAATTCAAAAGATAAAAGAATAGTAGAGCCGTTTGCTAATAAACTGGCAGAGGTTTTTGACAGAGAAAATGTGTTTTATGATAGCTGGTCAATACAACCAGGAGATGGAATAATTGATAAAATGGAAAGCGGATTAACAGATGCAAAATATTTCTTTTTCTTTGTGTCTGAAAATAGTCTGAAAAGTAATATGGTGAAATTAGAATGGCAAAATGCAATAATAAAAGCAACAAATGGTAAAATAAAATTTATTCCAGTAAGACTTGATAAAAGTAGAATGCCTACACTGTTAACACAAACTCTTTATTTGGATGTATATCAAAACGGATTTGAAGTGGTATTACGCCAGATGATTGATGTTGTTAATGGCGTGAACACATATCGTGGAACTGCTCAAAATTACGAAAATGTTAAAGCTGATGTAAAAATAAGCGAAAAAGAAGCGGAAATATTATTTTATGCAGAAACATATATGGAACCTATATCCAGATATGGGATAATCCTTGCAAATGAAGAGAATGATATTACATGGCATTGCGAGGGAGAAGCGATGACAATGCATGGATTTAATAAATCGGCAGCACATATAGGTGAGAAGTCTTTTAATGTTTTGGCGGTAACTGTACAAAGAGCGACTGCACCGGGATTCCCAGTAAAAATTATAGTTACTTCAAAGACAAAAATACAATTTGCAGGAGTTATGCGAGCGTATAGCGAAGGTAAATATAAAACAATCCCGTTTAGATTTGTAAATAGTTTATAAAGGTGATAGATGTGAATGTATATAAGCAATGTTTAGAAATAAAACCTTTACAGGAAATAAGTATTCCAGTAAGCAGTGAAACAGATATTGTAAGATTGGAAATTTCAGACGGTAAACCATGTGTATGGTTTTTAGCAAAAGAGTGTTGCTATAAAAATATTGCGATACATTCGTATATGACAGGCGAAAAAATCCCAGATGATTTAGAATTAAATTATTTAGGCAGTTATATGTTGGATTCTCGGATTTTGATACATGTTTTTTCTGAAACAAAATAGTGAAATTCATATAGAGAGCACCATTAGGGGCGCTCTTCTGATACACGGTGTCCAATTCGGACACCTTTTTATATGCCAATTTTCATACAGCGTGCACAGCACCAGCACATACATACTTTAGGCATGGATTCACTGTATGTAAGTGTTCGTACCTCCTTTCGTCACGGTAGCAATCGGCTGTCGTGTATGGTGCTGACAGGACTGTATTTTAACAAATATCAAAAACGAAACGAATGAGAGGTGGTGAGACTTGGCAAGAGCAAGAGATCCGAATCGAAATAAAGCTTTTGAAATATATGAAAAACATGGCGGAAAGATTGATTTGGTTGAGATTGCAAGTCAACTGAATATCTCGCCGGGGACAATCCGAGGATGGAAATCAAAGGATTCCTGGGATATACAATTAAATGGAACGCTCCGTAAAAATATGGAACGTTCCAAAAGAAGAAAAGGTGGTCAGCCGGGAAATAAAAATGCGGAGGGTCATGGTGGCAATGGACCACCAGGAAATAAGAATGCAGTTAAGACAGGAGAGTTTGAAGCTCTCTTTTTTGATACCTTGGATTCAGATGAACAGAAGTTAATCCAGGTAGTGCAGCCGGACAAAGAACAGCTCCTTTTACAAGAGATACAGCTTCTGACAGTCCGTGAAAGACGAATGTTGAAAAGGATTGATCAGTTGAGGATGTTAGAAAGACAAGATTCTACGTCAGATTCTGATAGTGAAACGGTTCCTCCGGGAATGTCGGTAACAGAGTATAGTTCCGGCATAGAAAAGGGCAAACTTACTGAGCTGAGAAAGTACGAAGGTATTTTGGGGCAGATTCAGTCTATTGAGGATGCTCTTACCAGAGTACAGGCAAGAAAGCAGAAAGCAATTGAGACGCTTCATAAATTCGGATATGATGATGCGAAACTGGAACTTGCAACTATGCAGCTTGAATTTGCAATGCTGAAACAGGATAACGTTGAGGAGAATACCACAGATGATGGATTCCTGGATGCGATAAATGCGACTGCAGCGGAGGTTTGGGGTAATGAAAATGAATGACAAGATCAAAACCCTGAAAGAGAAACTGCAGAAGATGAAGGTTAACCGGGGGAACAGACAGACTGGTCAGATGTTTCATTTTTCTCCATTCTCAAAGAAACAGAAACAGGTGCTGACATGGTGGTGCAAAGAATCACCGGTACACAGCAAAGATGGAATTATAGCTGATGGAGCTATCCGATCAGGAAAGACAATCAGCATGTCACTGTCATTTGTAATGTGGGCTATGAATTCGTTTTCTGGCAACAACTTTGCAATGTGTGGAAAGACCATCGGTTCCTTCAGACGAAATGTTCTGTTCTGGCTAAAACTGATGCTCCGTTCCAGAGGGTATTCCGTAACTGATCACAGAGCTGATAACCTGTTAACGATCCGAAAAGATGGAAAGGAAAACTACTTCTACATCTTTGGCGGCAAGGATGAGAGATCACAGGACCTTATCCAGGGTATTACTCTTGCCGGTGTGTTCTTCGATGAAGTTGCACTGATGCCAGAGTCGTTCGTTAACCAGGCTACTGGACGATGCTCTGTAAAAGGTTCTAAATTTTGGTTTAACTGCAACCCTGATGGACCATATCATTGGTTCAAGGTTAATTGGATAGATAAATGTGCAGAGAAGAACATTCTGTATCTGCATTTCACAATGGATGACAATCTGTCTCTGGATGAGGAGATCAAGGCCAGATACCGAAGCATGTACGTAGGAGTGTTCTTTAAACGTTACATCATGGGATTATGGGCAGCCGCTGAGGGGATTATCTATGATATGTTCGATGATGCCAGGCATGTTCGAGATATCAAAGATTTCTTTCAGATACTCATAAATGGAAATAGATATGTATCCTGTGACTATGGTACGCAGAACGCTACAGTGTTTTTACTCTGGAACAAAGGAAAAGATGGTAAGTGGTACTGCATTCGTGAGTACTACTATTCCGGAAGAGATAACGGCAAACAAAAGACAGATTCAGAATATGCAGACGACTTGAAAGAGTGGCTTGACGGAACGAAGATCAAAGCAATCATCGTGGATCCATCGGCCGCTTCTTTTATTGCAGAATTACGCAAGCGAGGTATCAAAGTGTTAAAAGCAAATAATGATGTACTGGATGGAATCAGACTGGTTGGGATGCTTCTGAATCTGGAAAAGCTTGTTTTTGCTTCTTCCTGTGTAGAAACGATCAAAGAATTTACTTCCTACATCTGGGATGAGAAGGCTGCGGACAGAGGGGAAGACAAACCAATAAAACAACATGATCACAGCATGGATGCTGTCAGGTACTTCTGCAGTACTGTGATTGGTTCTAATACAGCAAGATTCCGTGAGGTCAGGAGGTGATAATACATGTACAATTTTACGATACCTAGAGAGAAATTTGATGAGAATAACCCGGACAAACAGATGATACGTCAGCTGATCAGCAAGCATATCAGCATGGTCGACAGGTTAAAAAAGAACATGGCTTACTATCAGGGCAAGCATAAAATCCTGGAAGAATCCAACAGAGACAATCGTCTGGTGTGTAACCATGCAAAAGACATCTCTGATACAGCAAGCAGTTACTTCATTGGCAATCCTGTGTCGTATAAGTCAGAGAGTGACATTACAGCACTGACGGATGCACTGGAAATAGCCGGAGCTGATGAAGTAGATGGTGATAACGGATTGGAGCTTTCTATTTATGGACTTGCTTATGAATATATTTATGTAAAAGAAAATGAAACCTGTTTGAGTATAAAGAATGTATCAGCAGAAAATACCTTCATGGTAAAGGACGACAGCATTGAGGAGAACGAACTTTTTGCTGTCTATTATTATGTCAAAAAAGATGATGCGAATACAAAACCAGATCGTTATATGGCTACGGTACTGACTCCGAATTATAAATACGAATTGGATATTCAGAATGACAAAACCATTTTGCAAGAGACTACGGAAAAGCCTGTACCTCACTACATGGGAGAAATTCCCATTATTGAGTATTTGAATAATAAGCTGGCCATCGGTGATTTTGAACTGCAGATTCCGCTGATTGATGCATACAATGCACTGATGAGCGACCGTGTCACAGACAAGGAACAGTTCATTGATGCAATCCTTGCCATTTACGGTACATTACTCGCAGATGATGAGATCGAAGATGAAAATGGTGAAAAGAAAGATGGCATGGAAGCGGCTATAAAACAGCTAAAAAAGAGGAAAGTTCTGGAAGTTCCGGATGGTGCAAAAGCGGAGTACCTGACAAGGACATTTGATGAATCCGGTGTGGAGATCCTGAAAAAGGCCATTGAACAGGACATTCACAAGTTTTCTCATATTCCTTGTATGTCAGACGAAGCTTTTGGTGGAAATGTATCTGGCGTGGCTATGGAGTTTAAGTTGCTTGGTATGGAGAATATCACTAAGATCAAGACCAGGTACTATCGAAAAGGACTGAGAAAAAGAATTCGTATATTCTGCAATTTCCTCGCCATGAGAGGTAAACATGTGGATTCTACAGGAATCACCATGACATTCACCAGAGCACTTCCAAAGAATCTTCTGGAGATTTCACAGATGGTATCGAATCTGAAAGGCATCGTCAGCCAGAAGACACTGCTTGCTCAGATTCCATTCGTGGAGAATGTTGATGATGAGCTGGCAGCAGTCAAAAAGGAATCCGAAGAGAATCTGAAACAACAGCAGGAAATGTTTGGGTTACAGAAAAACGATCCTCCGGAAGAAGATAACTCGGACGATTCTCAGCAGAAAGCAGAAGAGAAAAAGATAGATGAGTGATAGCGATTATTGGAGAAAACGATTGGCATGGGACATGTATGAGCAGATGGAGGATGCAGAAGCAACTGCAGATCTGGTTGCAAGAGTATACAGATCAGCATCTTCTCAGATTGTATTTGCCGCACAGGACATATTCGAAAAGTATATGACAAAGCACAAACTGTCCCAGACAGAAGCATGGAATCTGCTGAACCGTATGCAGGATAATGATTCTATTGAGATGCTGCTTCTGGAACTGAAAAATAAGAATTCAGGAGAGAATAAGCAGGAACTGATAAAAGAACTGGAAGCTCCGGCATACAGAGTTCGGATTGAACGCCTTCAGGATCTTCTGCAGCAGGTAGATGCAGTTATGAAAAATGTATATCAGCAGGAACAGCAGTTTGATACAAGTTTTTTTGAACAGCTTGCGGAAAATGCTTATTACAAAACGATATACAATACACAATGCAGAACGGGCTTGGGATTCAGCTTTTCACATGTAGACCAGAAACAGGTTGACCGAGCATTGCGGATGAATTGGTCAGGGAAACATTATTCGAACAGAATCTGGAAGAATACGGATGATCTTGCAAAAACGGTCAAAGATGAATTGCTGGTGAGTCTTCTGACTGGCAGGACAGACCGTGAAACGGCAGCAGTCATCACAGAGAAGTTTGGCGGTGGAGCAATCAAGGCAAGACGACTGATCAGGACGGAAAGCTGTTTCCTTTCTGGAGAACTGACAGCTCAGGCTTATGAAGAGTGTGACATACAGAAATACCGGTATGTTGCTACGTTGGACTTGCGAACCAGTAAGATATGTCGTGAGCTGGATGGAAAGACGTTTCTGGTATCGCAAAGGCAGGCAGGAAAGAACTATCCGCCGATGCATCCGTGGTGTCGATCTACCACAATCAGTGTGATTGATGATGAAACACTGTCCAAAATGACACGTGCTGCATACAATCCGGAAACTGGACGTACTGAGAGAGTCCCTGCAAATATGACATACAAAGAGTGGTATGAGAAGTATGTCAAAGGTAATCCGGATGCCGAAGTCCAAGAGAAAGCGGTTAAAAATGCATCAGCTGACTGGAAACAATATGATCAGTACAGAGAATCTCGACAGTCAAAGTTTTCAGAGCGTTTCACTGAATTAAACAATGGTCAAAAAGATACCATTACAGCCAGAAGACTTATGAACAACCTCAACAAAACAGAAGTTGGAAAAGAAACTGTATCATATATTTCTGAACATCCAGAATTGAATATAAATATGTGCTATAAAGTAGATGCACCTGAAGATGTTCTGGGATTACAGGACGGGAATGATATTTATATTTATGCGAGTAGAACAGCTACAGTACAAAAAACAGCTGAGACTATTGTACATGAAGTTACACATCACAGATATGACATTGGCGGAAATCAGTGGTCTGAATGTGTATGCAGGGCACAGGAAATAAAGCACCGAAAAGGTGTTGATAAATTGACCGGAGAAGAGTTGCGTGATATAATTAAATCAGTTAAGAAAGACTATCCAGATTATAAATGGAGGTAGTATCATGAACAAGGCTGAGGAACTGTTTCAGAGAATTAAAAAAATGAGAAATGGCGAAGAAGTTATCTGCAGTCATTGTAAAAAAGGAATAATGCTTCCTATAGGTGATTGCAAAACAACAAAATGCTTTTATTGTAATAATTGTGGAACAAGATTAAACATGGACTAATACCACCAGTCAGAAATGGCCGGTGGTATTTTTATACCCATTTTTAAATCTTAAGAAAGAGAGGACATGAAACATGAAATTTGAAGAAGCATTAAAAGCAATGAAATGTGGAAGTAAAGTCAAATTACCATCCTGGGGAGGGTACTGGTACTGGAATCCAGAGAAAGAAACAATCATCATGCACACCAAAGATGGACAGGAATTGGATATTCGTGAGACACAGAACGTTGAATATACTTTGCAGAATATTCTTTCTGATGAATGGGCTCTTGCGGATGGAACCAACTGCCCTCAGCTTGGAGGAGAAGCAACATTTTCCTTCGGAGAAGCAATCAAATATCTAAAAAGAGGGATGAAAGTTGCGCGTAAAGGCTGGAATGGCAAGAAACAGTATATTCAGCTTGCGACCGGCATTTTTTACAAGACAGTGAATGACGAAGTTGTGAATTGTGAACATGATGCAATCGGCAACAAAGCAGTGGCTTTTGTGGGAACTTCCGGTGTACAGATGGGATGGCTTGCATCCCAGGCAGACATGCTTGCGGAAGATTGGATTTTTGCGGAGTAATTTGCGCTGGCGCAATGGAGGGAGGTGAGAACGGTGAAGATAAGATGCATTAAACGCTACAGTGATGTCAAATTAAAAAAAATCATTGAAGTAGACACTATTTTTGATGTAGATGAAGAAAGAGCGAACCATCTGGTGAATGAGAAAGTTGCAGAGATTGTAAATGAGACTGAAAAGACAGCGGAAAAGGCAACAGGTAAAGGGAAGGAATAGGTGATCCGATTATCTCCCTGTGAGGCGCGGGGTGAAGCGTCTTATTTTTATGTCCGGAATGACGTGAAACTATAAGATCTGAGACGAATGGCCCGGGCGCGAAAGTGAATAGGCTGGGCGGAAAGGATAAGAAATGAAAAACAAAGTATTCAAAGCATTTTGCAAAGTTCCGATGAATTTACAGTTATTTGCTGAAGGAGACGGTGCTGGGACCGGCGATGATGGCGGTAATGGCGGCGGAGCTGGTGGAGCAGGAGAGGAAGGCAATGAGCCGCAGTCTTTTGACGATTTTCTGAAAACAGGAGGCAATCAGGCTGAATTTGATCGGAGAGTACAGAAGGCAGTCAATACGGCAGTTACCAATGCACAGGAAAAGTGGCAGGCACTGACGGATGATAAGCTCTCTGAAGCTGAGAAGCTTGCAAAAATGACTAAAGAAGAGAAAGCGCAGTATATGCAGCAGAAGAAAGAAAAAGAACTTTCTGAAAGAGAAGCTGCGATTACTCGAAAAGAACTGATGGCGGAGGCAAGAAACACGCTTGCCGGTGATGGCCTTCCACAGGAACTTGCTGAGGTTCTGAACTACACAGATGCCGATGCCTGCAAAAAGTCCATGGAGACTGTGAAAGCAGCATTCCAGAAAGCTGTTGAGGAAGCAGTGGAAGAAAAGCTGAAAGGCGGAAAACCGCCGAAGAAAGCAACGGAAACAGATGAACAGAAGACCCAGCAGCAGAAAGTATATAATGCAATGATGGGACAATTTTAAAGGAGTGAAAAAATATGCCAATTAATACTTTAGCAACAGCTACATTATTTCAGAACACACTGGATCAGATCGCAGTGCAGGAGGCAACTACAGGCTGGATGGATGCCAATGCCGGACAGGTGATCTATAACGGCGGTGCAGAGGTTAAAATCCCTAAGATGAATGTACAGGGAATGGGAAACTATGACCGTGATAACGGCTACCAGCAGGGATCCGTTACACTGGAATACGAAACTAAGAAAATGACACAGGACAGAGGCCGCCTGTTCCAGCTGGATCCGATTGATGTCAACGAAAACAACTTTGTAACTACAGCGGCAGCAGTTATGGGAGAATTTCAGAGAACACAGGTTGTGCCGGAAATTGATGCATACCGTATCAGCAAGCTGGCAACCGAGACCATTACGGCTAATAAAGCAGGTATGGTAGCACGTGGATATACACCGGGCGTAACAGGAACCTCTGCGCTGCGTAAGCTGAAAGAAGCTATTAAAGCAGTACGAGAGGGATATAACGGTGCACTGGTGTGTCAGGCAACACCTGATTTTATCATGGAACTTGAACTGGAACTTGCAGGAAAAATCATGGCAGCTACATTTTCTAAAGGCGGCATTCAGACACAGGTACCGTCTGTGGATGGTGTACCGATCATTTCCACACCGTCTAACCGTATGTACACAGTGATTAAGATCAATGATGGAAAAACATCCGGACAGGAAAAAGGTGGATATGAGAAAGGAACGACTGCAAAGAGCCTGAACTTCTTTGTATGCCCGGTTACAACACCGATTGCAGTGACTAAACAGGATATCATGCGTATCTTTGATCCAAATATCAACCAGAAACTGAATGCATGGCAGATGGATTACAGACGTTTCCATGATCTCTGGGTACTGGAGAATAAACTGGATTCTGTTTTCCTGAATATCAAGGAGGCAGAATGATGAGATTAATTCGAGCTAATATCGAAATAGATGTAGAAAACGCAGCAACAGCAGAAAAACTTATGAAGAGTGGTTTTGAGCCGTTGGAAGGAGTAACGAAAGTTGCTACTTCTGATCCTGACAAGACTAAAAAGAATCTGGATGAAATGACTGTTGAAGAGCTGAAAGCTATTGCAAAGGAGAAAGGTCTGTCAGGAGTATCAGCTCTTGCTAAGAAAGATCTTCTTGAAATCCTGAAAGAGTGATCACATGGCAAAAGAAAGAGACATTGAGAAAATCATAACCTTAACAGGAGAAAAGGACGAAGATCTGATTGAACTTTTACTGGATGATGCGGAAGAATTTGTCAAATCCTACACAGGCAGAAAAAACATTGTAACCGGTCTGGAAAAGGCGGTCAGAGACCTTGCCGTGATCGCACTGAACCGGATGGGAACAGAGGGAGAAAAAGCGAGAAGTGAGGGTGGAGAGAATTATACCTTTGATGACGCTCCCAAACAAATCTACGACACTATGAACAGATTTCGCCTTGCGCGAGTGGGAGGTAAGGCTTTTGAGGCTTCGAAGAAGTAGGACTGAAACGTATTATCACAAAAAGCGTATAGTTGAAAAGGATAGAGAGGGCAGTACCAGAGAATCATATGGTACTGCTTCTTCTGTAGAGGGGGAATCCTGGCCGGCATCCGGTAAGGTACAGGCACAACAGTATGGAGAACGTCTGAATTATATCCGTAATGTGCGGATATCCGGAAAATACGAAGTGAAACCAGATGAAAAGGGAAGAATGCATTATATTCTCGAGAATGGTACAGACATTCAGGAATCAGATGGGATATGTCTCTTTGTTGGAAAAGATGCAGTGCCGGATTACAGGATCATCTCTATTAAGTCATACAGGATGTTGAGTTTGGAGGTAGAAAAGCTGTGAGTGTGAGCGGTGCGGATGATATTGACAGGGCATTGGAAAAATTATCAGGACTGGATATGAAGCAGGCCGTAGCCGATGCGATTCAGACCGTCCGCGCGACGGCTGTTTTGAACTGCCCCGTAGATACTGGAGAATTGCGGCAGAGCATATATGCAGACGTTGAGGGGGATACCAACAGGGCTGTTGGAACCTGCTGGACCAACAGAGCATATGCACCATATGTAGAATTTGGTACCGGTCCGAAAGGACAGGCAGATCATGCTGGAATATCCCCGGAAGTCACACCGGTATATACACAGGCCCCGTGGTGGATTCATGAAAGTCAAATTGACCGCAGAACTGCAGAAAAATATCGGTGGTTTTACATCGATACTCCACAGGGAAGATTCTACCAGTGCACAGGCCAACCGGCACACCCATTTCTTTATCCGGCGCTTCATGACAACGAAGATAAGATTTTAAAGAATATGAAAGCAAGCTTTCAGACAAACATAGGAAAGGTATCAAAATGAAAAACATAAAAGATCAGGTATACAAAGCTTTGTGCAGCGTTACAGATAATGTGTCAGATGCTTATCCGCATTCATGGGCAGAAGATGCAACAATTCAGTACACAGAGGAACAGAACAGCGTGTATGAACACAGTTCCCATGGCGAGCTTGTTGGAGAGGATAAATCACTTGTCCGGTACAGGATTGATATATGGCATCGTGACAGCACATCAGCGGCAGCTATGGCTGTTGATGAGGCAATGAAGGAAACGGGACTGAAAAGGATTGAGTGTCAGGATGTTCCGGATCCTTCAGGAATGAAACATAAACAGATGAGATACGAAGGAATTATTGACATGGATTCCGATGAAGTATATTGGAGATAGGAGGAATACAGAATGTTAGCAAATGGTGCAACACTGGGATATAAGAAAAAAACTGGCTCACCTAGTACATATACAGATCTTCCGGGATTAAAAGAAATCCCTGAAATGGGCATTGAGGCAGAAAAAGTAGAAAATTCAGGGCTTACAGACGGACATAAGATGTATGAACTTGGTGTGGGTGACCTGCCGGACATGGTATACAAATTTAAGTATGACAATACAAAAGCAGACAGTCCATATCGAGTTATGAGAGCAGCAGCAGAAAGCGGAGAAGTATTATCATTCCAGGATAAATTAAAAGATGGCAGCGTTACGGAATACGATGCACAAGTGTCGGTAAAACGTACAGGTGGCAGCCTGAATGGTGTTATTGAATTTGAACTGACCATGATGGTTCAGTCCGAACTTAAGTATACAGATCCGGCATAAAAGGCAGAGAGGAGAAAACAGCATGAGTGATATCGGTGGATTAGACACTGTAGAAGAAACAACAGAAGAAAAAGTTGTGGAGATGACTGAGAAAAAGGAGCGTAAGCCTTTCCATTACTGGACAGTAAACGGAAGGGATTACCGCCTGAAGCTGAAAGCATCTACGATCAATAAGCTGGAAAACAAATACCGTCAGAATATCCTGAATATGTTGGATGATATTCCGCCGCTTTCCGTGATGCTTACGATCATTCAGGCCGCAATGGAGCCGTGGGAACATGGACTGAGCTACACAAAGGTTCAGAACCTGTATGATTATTGGGCTGATGAAGAAGGTGGTAACCAGACAGATCTGTACTCAAAAATCATTATTCCTACACTTGCGGTATCCGGTTTTTTTACGCAGGAGCAGGCGGACGTTCTGGTGGAAGAGATGCAGAATGTCTAACAGATTTTGTGAATGAACTGTACACGGAAGCGCTTGATCTGGGGATTTCCATAGAAACATTTTGGAACTCTTCGCTTGCAGAGGTCATTGATTTGATGGAAAGTGCATATCGTGTACAGCTGAAAAGAAGAAAGCAGCGAATAGAAGACAACTGCACACTGGCTGAGGCAATAGCTGCAAATGTAGGGGCATTGTTCGATGAAAATAGCAGACCGTTCCTGAAGCCATGGGACTTCTACCCAAAACTGTTCGAAAAAGAACAGGAGATGTATGAGGAGGCGGAAGAAGAACGACAGTGGGCGGAATACAGTGAAAAACGTAGAGAATATGTAAATGAATTTAACCGTCGTAGACATGAATAATGCTACGGCGGATTTTTAATGGGAAGGAGGTGGAGTTGTGAGTGAAGATCTGAAAAAAATGAAAGTCACCATTGAAGGTGATACGAAATCGCTCAAAAAAGAGCTGGGTTCAGCACGTGGCGATGTCAGGAAGACCACAGATATTTTCAAAAATGAAATTGAAAAAATAAAGCAGAGCATGTCTGGAAAACTACCTAAAGTACCTCAGAACATAAGCACAACTATGCGACAGAGCTTTCAGAATATAAAAGCAGGCGCCCCGTTTTCGGCTATGGCTCAGGATGTAAAGCAATATGTAAAAGAGGCTCAACTGGCAGCTGGTATAAAAGTGCATACAGAAGAGTACGAACAGACAGAAAGAGACATTGAACGTGTTTCCCGGTCTTTGGATCGCTTAAAACAGAAAAAACGTGATCTGATGAACAGCAGTGGTGGAACTGAGAGAAATGAAGCAATAGCGAATGTGAAAGAGCAGATTGCGGCAGCAGAACAGCAGCTTGAAAAATATCAGGCACACAGACAGTATATGCAATTTAGCAATACAGACAGCGAACGCGCATACACAGGAAAGCTTTCTGACGGAAACAGTTTTGAGACAGCAAGAGCTGTTATAAAGCAGACAGCAGAACGTATACGAGAAGTGAAAGAAGTAACCGCAGAGACACTTAAACGAATTCCGGTGTTGGGTAGAGTCTTGAGCAATGCTGCGTATATTGGCTCAAAAGGCTGGGGCGGTTTGAAGAAATTGATTTCTGGTGTCGGTTCCGGTGTGAAATCTCTGGCATCCGGTGTAATCCAGAAGTCTTCTGGTGCGTTCAGTGCCCTGATTCAAAAATTTTCATCCGGGATCCCAACTTTGAAAAGAGCGCGGTCTTCTTTCAATGGTCTTGGAACATCCGGAAAAGGCCTGGCAGGAATACTGAAAACAGTTGGTATGACTGCAAAATTCATGTTTGCAAGTTTTGTAATTCGCGGAGCAATTAACGGAGCAAAACAGGGATTCCAGAATCTGGCACAGTACAGCGGATCAACCAACAGCAGTATATCCATGTTGATGTCTTCACTGACGCAGCTCAAAAATTCACTTGCAGCTGCATTTGCGCCGATACTTGAAGTGGTGGCACCAATCCTGAACAGTTTTGTTCAGATGGTTATCCGGGCAGTAAATGCGGTAGGACAGCTCATTGGAGCACTTAGCGGCAAAACAACCATTGTCACTGCAAAGAAGCTCAATCAGGACTATGCAAAGAGCCTGAGCGGTACGTCCAGCGGCTTAGCGGATAATGCCAGCAATGCGGATAAGGCTTCGAAAGCTACAGAGAAACACAAGCGGACCATAATGGGGTTCGACCAGATCAATAAGATGGACGATGATTCATCCTCAGATTCTTCTGGTGGAGGCTCCTCAGCGGGAAATATTGGCGGACTCAGTGATGCAAGCAACATGTTCCAGACCACAACGGTCACGAACCAGTTCAAAGATCTTGCAAAGCTTATCAAGGACGCATGGAAAAATGCAGATTTCACCGAACTTGGTTCTATGGTCGGTGAGAAGTTAAATGCTGCGCTGCAGAAGATTCCATGGAAGAAAATCCAAAATACTTGCAATAAGATTGCAAAGAGCATTGCTACTTTCCTCAATGGATTTCTGGAAACAACCAACTGGAAACTTGTTGGAAGTACCATAGCCCAAGGCCTCAATACGGCATTAGGTTTTGCAAATACTTTCGCGAAGAATTTCCACTGGAAAAGTCTTGGCAGGGCAATATCCGATGGCATAAATGGCGCAGTTAAGTCATTTGATGCATCATTGGCAGGACAGACTATAAGCAATACAGTCAAAGGCATTCTTGATACGATTATCGTAGCAATCGAGAATACCGACTGGCAGCAGGTTGGAGAGAAAGCCCGGGAAGTCCTGGTCAACATTGACTGGAAGGGTATAGTAAGCAGGCTCTCAGAAGCCATAGGAGCAGCATTTGGCGGTTTCGCAGCATTCATAGGCGGACTGATTGGGGATGCCTTTACCAATGCAAAAAAATACTTTGAGGGTAAGATTAAAGAGTGTGGCGGCAACGTTGTATTGGGCATTTTCAAAGGAATCACAGATGCAATAAAAGGTATCGCAGCATGGATTAAAGACAATATATTTAAACCTTTCATTGATGGATTTAAGAATGCGTTCGGAATTCATTCCCCGTCCACAGTAATGAGGCAGCAGGGTGTATACATCATAGAGGGATTACTTGAAGGCACAAAAAACAAGTTACCAGATCTGCTGAGCTGGATCGGACAGCTTCCGGGAAAAGTCAAAAACAAACTTGGCAATGCGAAAGCATGGATTAAATCCAAAGGTTCCGATGCAATTCAAGGTCTTAAAAATGGCTGGGAAGCTGTGAAAGATAGCCGTTTCCTGAAGCGTGTTGCCAATATGAAGAATGAAGTATTTGCAAAGATTGGAAACATCAAGGGAAAAGTCACCTCTAAAGGTAATGATATTGTCAGTGGACTGAAAAATGGATTCTCCAGTCATTGGAGCTCCTTTACAGAAACATTAGGAAATATTCCGAGTATGATTTCAAAAGCAATTCCTAACCTGTTCTCGATAGGAAAGAATGCAATTCAGGGATTTGCGAATGGCTTCGGTTCTGTCCATATTCCACTTCCACATGTTTCAGTATCATGGAATAGGCACAGCGTGGGACCGGTAAGCTTTTCCACACCTTCTTTTGGACTAAACTGGTATGCAAAAGGCGGTTTTCCAGAAAATGGAGAAATGTTCATTGCAAGAGAGAACGGTCCTGAAATGGTCGGCCGGATGGGAAACAGGAACACTGTAGCCAACAATAACCAGATCATTAATGGAATCAAAAAAGGTGTCTTTGAAGCTGTAGTGGAAGCTTTTGACATGAGTGGACCTATGAACAACGATAAGGATAAAGACGTTATCGTTAACCTTACGATCAAGGCAGATTCGGAAACATTATATAAAGTGGTTCGAAAAGGACAGAAAAAATACGATAACAGGTATCACGTGGTAGCAACGATATAGGAGGTGGGTAGATGAACGTGATCGATCTTACGGGAGATGGGAACTTCAAATACCCATCTCAGTTTAAATGGAAGAAAAGCGACATAAGCAAAAGCAATGCCGGAAGAACCAGAGATTATCGAATGCATAAAAATAAAGGCGCAGAAAAAAGAACCCTGAGCCTGGGTTGGAAACAGTTATCAAAAGCAATGGTCCACGAAATCTTATCAGCTTTTAAGCCTGAATATGTGTGGGTGAAATACTGGGATCCTATGGAGGGGAAAAACGTAACCAAAGAGTTTTATACCGGAGATATGGAAACAGAAGTTAAATGGTGGAAAAAAGGCAGAGAACGTTACGGTACCTTGAGTTTTGACATAGTTGAGGTGTAACACATGATCAATGTTTCGAAAGAATTTAAAGAAAAGATAAAATATGGAAGATTCCTGCTATACCTGACAATTACCCTTGCTGATGGAACGGTGTTGAATCTGGACGATTCCAACATATGGGAAGGCGGATTCAAGATTGATGAGGGAGTCACCGAGAGTGGAGCGTTTACCATTGGGAGCTGCATTATTAACAAAATGACAGTCGTTCTGTACGATGAGGATGAAAAATTATCCAGACGGGTATTTGATAGAGCCCAGGTCATACCTTATATCGGTATGGAGTTTGATGATGGAAGCATAGAAAAAATACAAAAAGGTGTCTATGAGGTTGACAGTACATCGTATGATGGTGACTTGATCACATTGGAATGCCTCGATAACATGCATAAGCTCGATAAAGAATATGCAGGAGTAACAACTACATATCCAGCAACGATTCAAACGATAGTGAACGATCTGTGCAGGTATTGTGGTGTGGTACTGCAGTCGGCAAGATTTGATGGCTATAATGTGAAACTTACAAAACGGCCGATCAACAGCGGAATCACATGCAGACAGGTACTTTCGTATGCAATGCAGATGATATGCAAGTTTGCAAAATGTGATGCCAACGGAAAACTTATCGTTGACTGGTTTGACCAGCAGGTATTTGAACAGAATACTTTGCTGGATGGAGGCATTTTCGATGATGACAGTCCTTATTCATCAGGTGATGAGGCTGATGGCGGAACATTTTCGCCGTGGAATACAGGCTATGAACACAACTCAGGAACATTTGAAGATATGGATGCATTCCATCATATATACACGCTGGACACACTGGATGTTGCTGTGGAAGATGTGATCATCAGTGGAGTGCAGGTGACTGCCGAAACAGAAAATACTGAAAATGCAGACACATTATTTTATGGTGAAGAAGGGTACGTTCTGAAAATATCAGGAAATCCGTTTATCACAAAGGATAATGCCGCGAATTTTGCAGAATACCTTGGTAAAAAACTTATCGGGCTGATATTCCGGCCGCTTGATGCATCGGCTCTGCCGAATCCAACTGTGGAGGCAGGAGATATAGCATATATTTCAGATGGACCATCGAAGAGTTATTCAACACTTGTCACCAATCTCAGTTTTGATCCTGATGATAATATGTCGATTTTATGCGATGCGGAATCTCCGAAAAAGACAGAATCACAACGGCCGACAGAACTAGAACAGACACTTGCAAAGATGCGCAAGGAGACAGAGAATACGTTATCCAATTATGATCTCATTGTCCAGCAGATGAGTCAACTCGCTGCCAACACCTTAGGTTTCCATGAAACAAAAATTATCCAGGACGATGGCTCCGTGATTGTGTACCGGCATGACAAACCGAAATTATCCGAATCAAAGATAGTATATAAATCCGGTATTGATGGTTTCTTCGTAACGAGAAGCTACACCGGCAAAGATTCCACTACAGTCTGGAAAGCAGGATTCGACAGTAACGGCAATGCAGCCCTCAACATTCTTTCTGTGATCGGCATTCACTGGGATTGGGGATATGGCGGAACACTAACGCTGGGCGGTGAAGATAATAAAAATGGTGTACTAAGAATTTTGAATGCAAATGGCGCACAGATCGGAAAATGGGATAACACGGGCGCTGATATAACAGGAACAGTAAAAACGATAACAAGCAATGGTGTTTATGCAAAAATAACAGGTCAAGATATCGCTTTTATTAATGGCGGTGATGATATCAATGAACAAGTACTTATGCAAATGGGGGCAGCAATATCAACTGATAGTAATGTTGCAGATATTGATCTTGGCGAAAATACAAGCTTCGGTATTGGCGGTAATGGACGAGAAATGTTCCAAATGCATCCATATGATGACTGGACTACAAAAATCCTTGGAAACTTCGAAGTAATGTCCGGCACAAAATCGCGTGTTGCAGAAACCCAGAATTTTTCTGACAGGCTTCTGTATTGTTATGAAACTCCAACTCCGATGTTTGGTGATGTTGGATGCGCACAAACAAATGCAGAGGGGGTGGCAATTATTGATATCGATCCTGTATTCGCAGAGACAATCAGTACAGGAACTGAATACCAGGTGTTTTTGCAGAAAGAAGGACCGGGAGATCTGTGGATACAGGAAAAAGACGAATCCTATTTCGTAGTCAGGGGTACACCGGAACTTAAGTTTTCGTGGGAGCTTAAGTGTTCTCAGAAACATTTTGAACATCTTCGTTTGGAAGAAGAAACTCAAAGGACTATGGTATCAAAAGATATAAACAATGCGGAAAACGACTACAGCGACATCATTGACGGTCTTGTTAATGATTATGATACAGAAATGGAGGAACTGATAAATGAAAGCAATTAAGATTATAAGCATCATCAATCAGGGAGGAGAGCATTCTGTCACTACAACCTATAACGAAGTAGATGATTCCGGAAATGTAGTAAAGAAAAATACAAAGGCACCAACGTATTATGCGGTAGGAAATGTACTGGAAGCTGTGAAACAGATTGAAGCGGATGCAAAAGCCCGCCTGGAGGAATAA